TGAGTCGTAGATAAGACAACTGGTCGATGTACGTATGACTATACTCTACCTACTCTACCTTACTCTACCTTTTTCGAGTCGACAAGTCCAGCAGCCCAGAGGGAGGTGACAGCCAGGTGTCTCCAGCTTATCAATTTATACTCTCTTAAGGTAGAGTAGGTAGAGTAAAGCTATTATAACTGAAGCTATCTGCGGAACTTAGATCTACTCTACCTTCATACTCTACCTTCGGATTTACTCTACCTTCGCGTCAAGGTAGAGTATTTCGGGATTTAGAGCTTGTCTGCTCGGTTCCTCTGGGCTAAACTAAGTCATGAATAGACAAAACATGCGCGAAAGCAATAAGAGACGAAAGTCAAAGGCTGAGCAGGATAAGCCGAAGGACGATCAGCTGGTAGTTGCCGACCCGGATAAGCAGGACATCTCCCAGGATCAGCTCCTACGAGACATCATATCTCAGGCGGTGAACGAGACTCTCAAAGAGAACCACAATATGGAGCACACCGGGGCCTTCTCGCTGACTGACCCGAGAGGAATGGATGCTGGTGATATCTGGGTCTCTCCTTTTACTGAGGATGTCGTGGCGGAGGTCTTTCCTAAGAGAAGCGAGAACCATGTCAAGTTTACACCTCTGGCTGTGTCTAAGATCTTGAACAACATCGCTAACTGTGGTGTGATGTACCAGGCCGTTATAGGAGCCGGTCTGTCCTATAGTCAGTTTGCCAAGCTTCGTGGTGAGTATCCGGCGCTCGTCGTACTCATAGACGAGGCGATGGACCTCTACCGAGAGAAGGTTGCCCACGCGGTACACAGCCGAGCGATCCGGGGAGTGGAGGAGCCTGTCCACTTCAAGGGGGCCATCGTCGGATATATCCGGAAGTACAGTGATCGTCTTCTGGAGCTTCACGCCAAGCGACACTGTCCTGAGTACCGAGACAAAGGTACTCTTGACGTGAACGTTGCCGGCGGAGTACTCGTGGTGCACGACAGTCCGCAGAATAGGGAGGAGTGGTTAGCCGAGCATCGTAAGAAGAACACCATAGACGGAGAGGTGGTGTCCAAGTGACGACTGCTGTGGTGGATTGGCGAGAGACTGAAGGCAAGCTCGAGCCGTGGGTCCTTGACGATCAGGGCCGGGAGCGGAAGGCGGCATGGGCTCCGCAGGAAGGGAGCCAGATGGCCTTTATGCAGTGCCCTGCCGAGGAGGTGCTGTACGAGGGGACTCGTGGTCCCGGTAAGACAGATGCCTTACTTATGGCTTTCGCTCAGTATGTCGGTAAGGGCTGGGGAGCCGAGTGGCGTGGCATTATCTTCCGACAGACGTTCCCGCAGCTGAGCGATATTATCATAAAGTCCCAGAAGTGGTTCCCGGTCATCTTCCCTGGTGCTAAGTACAACGAGGGGAGCCACAAGTGGACCTGGTCTACGGGCGAGACGCTCCAGTTCTCCTATGGTGCTAAGGAGAAGGACTACTGGAACTATCACGGGAAGGAATGGCCGTTCCTCGGCTTTGAGGAGTTAACCACCTGGTCGGATCCTGCCTTCTTCCTTAAGATGTTCTCCTGTTGCCGATCGTCCATGCCTGGCATGCCTCGTATGATCCGAGCTACGACCAACCCATACGGGCCTGGCCACAACTGGGTCAAGATGCGGTACAAGTTGCCTGTGGCTCCTGGCGAGATATACGGGCCACTGATCGAGGAGTTCGACGAGAACGGAGATCCGCTGCCGGAGAGGATAGCCATACACGGCTATCTTGACGAGAACAGGATACTCCTGACAGCTGACCCTCGCTATAAGGCTAAGATTAAGGCTGCCTGTAAGGGGAACAAGGCACAGGAGCAGGCCTGGCTGCACGGTTCCTGGGACCTAGTCGCTGGTGGTATGTTCGACGACGTGTGGGACGCGAAGCGACATGTCGTTCCGAATTTCGACGTTCCCAGTAGCTGGCGTATCTATCGTGCCTTCGACTGGGGATCTACCGCGCCGTTCTCGGTAGGCTGGTGGGCAGAGTCCGACGGTAGCGACTTGAAGCTGAGGGATGGACGTGTCTGCTCCACGGTTCGAAGAGATCTGTTCCGTATCGCCGAGTGGTACGGGTGGAACGGCGAGCCGAACGAGGGTCTTAGGATGGTCGATACGGACATCGCGAAGGGCATTATCGAGAGGGAGCTCACGATGGGGATACACGACAGGTGCAAGCCGGGACCGGCAGACGCGTCTATCTTCAAGACAGAAAACGGAGTGTGCATAGCAAAAGGTCTACAGACGGCAGTCTATGTGAGGGGTAAGAAGCGGAGGATCCAGTTCCTACCCAGCAACTCGGCACCGGGCACGCGAAAAATGGGCTGGGCACTGATGCGAGAGAGATTTCTCGCTGCTAATCCGGGGCCAGAGCATCGGGGACCAAGAGAGTTTCCGGGTCTGTTTTGCCTCGAGAGGTGCCACCAGTTTCGTCGAACCGTGCCCGTTCTGCCTCGAGACATGGACAAAGATCCCGATGATGTCGATAGTAGTGTAGAGGACCACATTGGCGATGAGTCTCGCTACATGGTGGTGTTCTCTGGCTGGAAGACTAAAGGCGGACGCTTGAGGGGAGTGGCCTCATGATACTCGAGATACGAGATGATGGTGAGAACGAGACTTCTGGTCCGATGGGACATAGAGTTCGTGGTCCGGCTTGCCCACATTGTCGGGAAAGCATAGATAGTGTGTGCAGCAGTGATTTGTTTGGGAAAGGTGCCCACAATGGCCAGATCTACTTCTGTCCGAACTGTAGAGTCATTTTAGGAATAAGATAATGAGCTTAGATACGAAACATCCGCTGTATGGGAAGCGTCTGGCAGACTGGGAGCTGATGGAGGACTCCTATCACGGCGAGAGAGTAGTTAAGGAGAAGCACGTCAAGTACCTACCGGCTACGCCGGGACAGATTCTGGACGGTATGAGCGCCAACCAGGACGGGTATAGAAACTACCAAGCCTATAAGATGCGAGCCAGATTCCCGGACTTCGTGTCCCAGGCCGTGGAGGCGCTTCTTGGTATTATGCACCACAAGCCGGCAACGATCGAGCTTCCCGAGAAGATGGAACCACTCCGGGAGGAGGCGACTATCCGAGGTGAGTCATTACAGATGCTTATCCGTAGGGTCAACGAGCACCAGCTGGTAACTGGTCGGCTCGGGCTGCTGGCTGATATCCCGGACGGCGCTCCGGTTGGGGTGCTGCCCTACATCGCCATGTACAAGGCTCTTGACGTTATCAACTGGGACGAGGAGGCTCGGGACGAGCAGTCCCGCAAGCAGCTCAACTTCGTAGTCCTCAACGAGAGTAAGTGGGTGCGGGAGGAGTTCAAGTGGAGCTTCAAGAATAAGTATCGCGTCCTGCTGCTTGGTGAACTGGAGAACGCCACCGGAGACGTCTACCAGATGGGACTATTCGAGGGCGACAAGGACGCTACGTTCAACGAGTCGGTACTTATCACACCATCTGTTGCGGGTAGGACTCTGGAGAAACTACCGTTCGTCATCATCAACAGCACCGACATCGTTGCCGAGCCGGACGATCCTCCTCTTCTGGGCCTTGCGAACTTGAGCATGGTTGTCTACCGAGCTGAGGCAGACTATCGGCAAAACCTCTTTATGCAGGGTCAGGACACTCTGGTCGTTATTGGCGGGACCGACAGCGATGAGGTACGTGCCGGGGCTGGGGCTGTCCTGAACGTTGCTCAAGGTGGGGACGCTAAGTACATTGGTGTCGGCTCGACAGGACTCAAAGAGATGCGTGAGTCTCTGGTGAACGACAGGAAAGAGGCTGCCGCAAGTGGTGGTAAGCTGCTCGACACACAGAACCGGGAGGCCGAGTCTGGCGAGGCGCTTAAGATACGTGTCTCGGCACGAACTGCCTCGTTGAACCAGATAGCTATGGCTGGGGCCGAGGGTGTGCAGACGATTCTACGGACGATCGCTATCTGGGTTGGGGCCGATCCTGAGAAGGTCGTAGTCACTCCGAATCTCGACTTCGCCGACGATACGCTCGATGGTAGGACTCTGGTGGAATACATGACTGCCAAGCAGCTGGGTCTGCCGTGGTCAAAGGAGTCCATCCATCGTAAGCTACAGGAGAAGGATCTTACGGAGATGGAGTTTGAAGAGGAGATGGCGGCTATAGAGGCTGAAGGGGATGGGGACGGGGACGACGGACCAGGACTGTCTGAAGATGACGATACTACTGGAGATCAGGACTAATTCTCTGTGGGCGATGAGTGTAGGAGCTGATGAAGGCATCCAGAGAAATTGCTCTCCTACGAGCACTTCTCGCGGCTCAATGCCAGATAGCGGGAGAAAAAGAGGTTATCTACCAGGCAGCAGGTGCG